CAATACGCTCTGTGAATACCTTGTTATACTTAGCTGTCATAGCGTCATCAACCAGATAGATACCAGTATACATACCAGCACCCATTAGCAGGAGTAGTTCTTGTTCATCAACAAGCCAATTAGATGCTTCTTGACCAATATAGTACTTGGTTGTAACAGTGGTAATAGGCTGAGTAGCACCATAAGCAACAGCATCAATGTTCAAGTCGAATACTCTAAGGTCTGCACCTGCACCAGCGAAGTATAGAGGTTGCCCTTCAACTATGTCTGATAGCGTCAAGAAGAATTGATCTGCGTCGTTTAGTGCTAGAACATAGTTCACAGCAGATACCGAGTATGACGTGCCCAGCGGTGCCAAGTAACGGTAGTAATGGATCTGGATCTCTTGACCTACTTCTTGTTTAGGTTCAATAAGGATCTTCTTGCCACGCCATGTGAAGTTGTAACGGGAGTACTTCTCTGCCCAAGGGTCCAAGAAGGTTCTGTTATCCACAACATGGTTGATAACCGTGCTAAGGCGCTCTTCGTTAACCAACTGAACATAGATGAATTCAGTCAAGTTCTCAGGGATGTCAAAGGTGGTATAGTCACCAACGTTGTCTTCAGCGGATACCACGTAGACTACAGTCTCTTCGAATGCTGGGATACGTAGTTCTCTGTAGCAATCACTAGCAGCATAACTGAGGCAATCCCCAAGGACGCTATCAGAGATCGTGCTAACTTCTGGTTTGTTGATCCAAGATCTAAGTTTTGTTTTTAGTGCGTCAAATTTTGGGGTTGCCATTAGTGCTCCTTATCGTGCGTTCATATTGCTTGTTTTAAGCTTAGGGTATTCTGTTTCAATGATACGCTCTAGCTTCTTTGCGTCATTTGGATTACTCAGAAAGTTAGGGTCATGGATATTGAGACCATGTTTAGTGAGTAGCTCTACTGCTACAATGTCTGGGATAATGCACCAGCTTCTGTAGTTTCTTTTAGATGAGGCTAGAGTATCTAGTTGTCTTTGACGTTCTGCGTAGGCAATATACCCACCAACGTCTTGATTCAGGCGAAAGTCCTTTTCATCAGTAGCAACTACAAAGCTCTTCTTATTGTGTTCTTGAGATAGAAATGGCATAGTGTATTATGGTCGGTTAGTGGCAATAGCGTCAACAGTACCCATGTTGTTCATGAAGCCTACTTCATAGAGTGCGTTGGCTCCAGTAGCTGCAGGGACAGCGGCCACTACGGTTGTGTTATAAGTGATAGCAGTCAGACGACCTGCTTGATAAGCGAGATCAGTTCGTGGTACACCGCAAGTAAACTGGAAGACGTTACCAGCAGCAGTGAATGCGAAGGATCCGTTTGGTTGAGTAATCTTTACTCCAAATTGGCAAGACATATTAGTTTCCTTAGTGAATAAAAAAGGGAAAGAGGTTTCCCTCCCTCCCTTCTTATAGATTACAGACCCGACAGGCCGAAGATAAGGCCACAACCCTTAGGATTACGGCACTCCAGCGAGATCTCTTCGATGATCTGACCGATGATAGCATCACCCAGCTGACCAAGGTCAACTTCCTGCATAGGACGCAGGCTGGCGGTAGCGAACCACTGAGGATCATAGACCAGAGCGGAGAAGTTAGCAGTCGTATCCAGACCAGTCACGGCGGTGTTAGCCATACCCATGATGTAGTTAGGAACAATCATTACGTCACCGAAGTCCGACTTGTACAGTTCCACCGACTGACGGAGCGAGCCATCACTGTCGATGTTACGACGAACGTTGCCGTCACCAGCATTAGCCGTGCTAGAACCTGCAGCCTGAGCCTTAGCAGAGAACACGCGACGGTTAGCAGGAGACACCATGACACGGGTAGCACGGCCACCGTTTTCGTAGATGGCTTGCATCACGGTATCAATGTGCGACAGTTGCAGGGAGTTCTTGTCAGCAGCAGTCACCGTAGTGAACGTACCAGCAACACCACCACCTTGATTGGTGGGGGCAGTGTACTCAGCAGGGGTCGTCAGAACGTTCAGGGCGGTACCTGGACCGTTGGCGGTTGCCGTGGTGTGGTTAACCCACGACTGGTAGCCACCGAATTTACGGGTGCCAGAACCAACCGAAGAGCCCCAGCTGTGAACCATGTCCCATTCCTGGTCACGGCGCATTTCGGTACCACGCTTCTTCAGCTGGTAGGCGTATTCATCAGCAACACCAGCTTGGTCAACAGCACGTTTGGTACCCGACACGGTCACAACTTTAGAGTTGATCTGCGTGTAGTTGCCCAGACGAGTGCGGAGAGGTTCAGCCGTTTGAGCAGCAGCTTGGGTAGCGTAAGAGATACCTTCGACCACAGCGTTAGAGCCGGGGAGCGACAGTTCGTCGGTTTGCCATTCGTGGAGAATAGCGGTTGCCTTCGTCTTACCAATCGAGGACATGAAAGGAACTTCATCGCGAGAGATCATCGAAATGAAGTTTGCCAGATCTTCCTTCTCGGAAGCGTTCATCGAGTTGCCGGTAGCGGCAGCGGAACGGGCAGCAGCTTTAGGGCCGCCAGTTGCAAAGTTTTGAGTAGCCATTATATTTCCTTAAAAAATCAAGTTAGAATTTTTTGGAAACCTTAGAAATGCTCTTCAAGAAATCAAGACCTTCTTGCTTACCAGCTTGACCCGACAGGGCTTTGGCTCGTAGATTCAGGTCTGCCTGCTTGGTACGGGAGTCAGCATTAACGCCTTTCTTGGTTGGGACAGACTTAGAAGTCGGTGCAACCTTGCGTTTACTGGATCCCTTATCAGCGGCTTGTTTTAGGGTTCGATAGTCATTGATAAATTTAACTACAGCGGGAGAGTAGATTTCACCAAGAAGGGCTTCCGGGATACCTTCTTTGAGTGCAAACTCTCTAATACTCGTGGCGACCTTATCGTTGAAGTCAGGGATGAATTGTGGGATTTGTTCCGAGAATTCTTTGATAAGTTTACTTTGTCGCTCTTCTTGCTGTTTCTGAAATTGTTCAGTGACTTGACTGATCTTCTCTTCACGACTCTTACGGAGCGTCCAGTATTTCTCTTGGATTGCTTCGCGCTCTTCTTTAAGTTCTCGTGCTGAGTAAGTATCCCCTGTCTCACGGGCATCTTCCAATTTCTTGGTAATGGCGTGATAGCTTTCGGCCAGCGTAGCTTCCTGCGCTGAGATTTCTTGATGGAGAACCGAGCCAATAGTAACGATTTCTTTTAGTTTTTCGTCACGTTCTTGCTCGACTTGCTTTCTAAGTTCTCCAAGTTTACGCCCCTCATTTGAAAGATGTTGATCGGTTGAGTAACCCTTACGGATCTCACTCAACGACTTGTACTCAACTTTCCCGTTAACAGTAACAGGAACTTTGTAGTCCCAATCAATTTCATCTTCAGTCGGCAATTCAGCAGTATCTTGGGTAGAGTCTTCGTCATCCTCAACTACTTCGTTATCTTCTTCAGAATCTTGATTGTCTTCACCTTCATCGTTTTCGGATTCAGCCTCTGCTTCGGGGTCAGTTTCTTCGGCGTCATCCGTAGTTGGGGCAGCATCATCCTCTTGTGGTAGAGATTCTTCTTTGTCCAATCCGAGCATTGCTGCTGCAGGACTGTTACGGAGAATGTCGCCAAGGCTTTTAGCTTCCAACTCTGCACTGTTCGCACTGTCATCTCTAGCAAAGTCAGCAGAAGAAACTTCTGAAGCTGGGGTAGAGGTAGAGGGTGGCACTGGCATATTCATTTAGTATTCCTTACAATTATTCTTTTGAGCTCTTAGTAGAAGGTTTGACCTTTACAGGCTCCTCCATAATAGCTTGCATATTTTCGAGATGGATGATAGCCGAACACAGGTTATTGATCTGTGGTGCGAATACCCCGCTACGACCGGCACTACCAGATACACTGGAAGAGGCGATCTCTCTGATTGTTGATTGCAAAGCAACATTAAGTGCTTTGATGGCTTCGTCAATGTTACTCATCGAATCCTTCTGTTTGTTGTTTATCAGTACTAGCCATAACTAGTGCTGCGTTCTTCCCATACATTTCGTATGAGACCATTTGTTGTTTAATACTACCTAGTGACATAGCACAAGAGTAAAGGTATTCTCGTTCCTTGGTACAATGGGCTTCAGTTTTGAGCCATTGATCAAAGAGCGTAGTAAGGATCTCTACATAAGCACCATCAAAAAACTCTTCTCGTTCTTTCTTTGCGAACGAAGCTTTAGCTAGTGCGAACTGAGCATCCCTAAAAGGCTTAACTGAGAAGCCATTACTATCTTGGTCAAATTTAGGAGTGATCTTATCTTTAAACCCGTCTCGGTATACATCTTTCATAAAATCCTTTTCTGGGAACCTAATAGAATCACATATGTAACTCTATTAGGAACCGGCTATTAGCTGGGCATTTGCTCTGGGCCTGCTGCTGCTGGACCCTGAGATTGAGGAATTTCAGGGGTTCCTGCTGGCATAGAAGCATCCATTTCTGGCATAATCTTCTTGGTAGCAATCTCCAACATAGCCTCAATACTAGGTCGTTCTGGTACATCAACACCTTCTTTAGCGGCATCAATAGCAATCTTAGCCCACTCTTGGTAGGATTTATCCAGAGAAACCATAAGTTGACGAGCATTATCTTGCATCTGGTTCTTAGCCTGGGCATTAATCAAAGCAATGTTCGATTGCTTATACATCATTTCCATCTGTTGCAGTTGCTCTTGAAGTGCTTTATTCTTCTCGCTTGCCTGAGCTTCTTGGTCTCGACTCTGTTGTGCCTTCTCTTCGTACTCTGGAGTAGTATAATCTTCCATGTAGTCAAGAGGATCAAGATCCAGAGCTTCAATAGTCTGAGCAGCAATCCGGAGAGCGGCTGTTGGCTTAACCGCATTACCAGCACCAACTTCTTGGAGCTTAGGCAGAATGGTGTTGCCAATGACATTAAGCTTCTTCAACATGTTACTGTTAGAATGGTCACCTACATCAGCATCAATCTGGAGTTCCATACGCTCAGGGAGGGTACCCGGATCAATAGACTGCAAGAAGTTGCTTTGGTCAAAGAACTCAATCTTACGACCACGCATATTCTTACGGATCTCCCGGTAGACACCTTCCACGAATCTCTTAATACCAGTCTCACAGAATCTACGAGCCATGTACTGGACACGAACTTGAGCGGCACTCATTGCTCTACTCATCTTCTCTTCGGAGTTACCAGATACATACAGAGTGTCATTCAGACCCTGAGAAGCCTTAGACAAACCATTGGCCTGTTCTTTGTGAACCTGAAGCATTTCCAGAAGAGGTACAGTGCCCTGAGAAATAGTATCAGGTGCTAGTGCTGCCACTGCATTCTGAGGATTACCATTAGTAGGGATGATCTGCTTAGGCTTCATGTTCTGAAGTGCAGAGAAGTCAACCACGTTAGGATCAGCCAGCTTAGGAGAGTAGTTAGTCAGATATACGTTCTCAACGAATCCACGGAGAATGGCAGTAGTAGCCATAGTGGATGGTCGGGTCATATCAGCTGCGCTAAGTCCGTGGAATTCGTAAGGGACTTCGAAGGGGCACAAGGAAGCCATAGGAATGTAGTCTACGTCTTCTTCCAAAAGAATTACAGAACCCGCCTTGACAATGTGTTTCAGTTCGGCAATACCGTCACCGTCACGGTCAACCCGCAACCAGCATTCAATAACCGTAACTTCACGACTAGCTTCGAGGGGCAGCAACTCACGGGACTGAGAACCTTGCCAATATTCTTGACCAACCAGTCGTTTACGGGCTGCTTGTTCTTCAGTGTACTTGGTAGACCAATCCACATCACCATCACCAAGGGTATCCCAATCAATATTCTCAGACTTCTCACCCCAGATCTTACGGATCTCGCTACGGGTCATATCGACTTGGATACCAACAAAGGCTGCACCCTCGATATTATCTGCATCACGAGTAATACGGAAGGCTTCCGGGTGTACGTGGCTAATAGCTACTCTAGACTTATCTACCTTCTTACGAATACGAGCATCTTGAAAGAATGTCTGATATACTGAATTACCCATCTCATCTTTTTCCAGACGAGTATCCTCAATAAGTTCGCCAACCACTTCTGTGTCATCATTAGCAAGAAGCATGTCTAGGTTAATCTGGGAGATCTCTTCGTACTCATCAAAGGAATAGTCATGATCTTCTTCAAACTGCCACCGGATAATACTGTTCTTCCAGAGGAGAGCAGCTTTGGTCCATGAGTTCATCATCTCCCAGCCACGGTTCTGTTTAAAGATCACGTAGTTGACTAGTTCTGCAGCCTTCCTAGCTTGGCTTACTGCTGTGGGGGTCTTGGCATAAGGAGCAAACTTAGCAACCTTATTGTTACTGAAAAGGAGTTCTGCCAGAATAGCAGTGTAACCTTCTACAGCTTCGACCGTATCAGAAGACACAATCTGGGAGACACCTTGAGGTGCCAAATGACCTACCGACATCATGCCGTACTCGTAGGTTGCTTTCTGTCGTTCTCTTGCTAGTTCCGAACTGTTCAGGAAGTCACCAACCGAATTGGCTACACCTGATTCGATCAAGTTAACTAGTTCTTCTTCTGTGACCTTCTGTTTATATCCTTGGGGCTTAATCATATTTTTCCTTTGTACGTCCAACACGGACCATTACTCAGCTTTATTGACCCCTAATGGGGAGTGTCTTCTCTTTGTTTTCCTTAACAGATTTGTCCAAAGGCTTAGGATCCTTCTTAGGACCAATGATACTTCTCAGTTGTTCGTTGGTCTTTCTCGAATCATTGTTATTGAAAATAGCCATACAGTTTGTCCTTAATGTAATTTTTATAACCAGTTAGTTTGGTCTTGAGTGAAGTTACCCATTCTTTGAGTGAACGGTACATTAGTACTAGTGAGACGGTCACCGTGTGTACGTACGACTTCGAGAGCAATAGCAGTTGCGATAACAGTGTCATCATTTCCTCCAGAGATTGCACTAGTACGGCCATTCTCATCGGCTACGTAGTTCATGAATTCGTTAATAATAATCGGTGAAGGGACCAGGATCTCTTCGTTGTCAATAGCACTCTTCAAGAAACCAATGATAGCAGGTTTACTAGACGAGGTAGTCCTCCATCCAATCCTGTTTCCTTCTTCCTTAGAGACGTTAGCCATCTTAGTCTGATAGTACATGTTGACGTAGCTCATCTGGGTAAGCCTATTCAGAGTAGCTACACCCATACTGTTACTTTCAACAGCCATTAAAGCATTATTGAAATACCTACCAAGATAGAAGAGGACATCACCAAAGTTACTAGGATCCACATAGTTGTTCCTGAACATAGCACAGATTTGTTTGTCTTTGTTCATAACAATAGCAACAGAGTGATCTCGACCTACTCCCAAGGATACGTCAGCACCTACCACAAAGGCATCTTCAAACTTAGGATACTTAAAGATATACAGGGAACCCTGACGAGCATCCTCAAAGGAGCTACTCTCGTAGTTGAATTCTCTCTGAGCTACTGCTGGAAGAGGTATCAGTGCATTTAGTTTCTCTAGGTTGAATACGTTACTACCAGAGACCACAAATGCTTCATCAGCTGTACAAGGGTATTCCTGACGGAACTTGTCGTAACCACCTTCTGCAATCTTAAGTCTCCTCCAATAGATCTGACCATTGTCTAGGTTGAATCTCTTTACTAGAATCTCTTCTTCTACAGTTTGTTCAAACCCCAAAGGTACTTCCCTACGGTACTCAGTCATAAGGAACCAAGGAACAAAGATAGGTAAGTAATCATTCAGTCCAGCAACAGCATCCTTCCAGAGTCTATGAAAGGCATTACCAACACCATTGGCAGTACTCTCCAAGATAACCTCAGTACCAGCACTCTGAGAGATACCTTGGAAGAGACCAGCTAGGATCTTCTCGTCATAAGTCCAGAAAGCTACTTCTGAAAGGTGAGCAATAGTAGGGGTAGTTCCACGACCAGCTTCAGGGGCACCTGCTGTGTACAGCCTATAGCCACTGTTGTTATGCTCGAACATAATCTCTTTGGCATTACTCTTCTTGAATTCTGGTCTGAACTCATCTGACATATAGTCAATGGTATTCTTAGACATAGTGAAGAGGGCATCTGAGGTGGCTGCATCATGAGCCATAACCACAGACTTGTTGTAGGGATTGAAGTAGCTCTTCCAGA